TCTTGGTGATGAATTTGATGTAGAAGAGGAAATAGAAGCAACTCAAGCAGGCGGTTTAATTGAAACGAATCAGCCTGAACCGAAAGCTCAAGCCAATATTCCAACAGAATCAGCCGAGCCAGAAGATGAAGGTATTCCGTCATAAGGTAAACAAATGGCGACTCCTGCAAATATATATCGGAATGCAATTGATCTAAATCGATATAGCAATGGTGTAGCGCGAAGAATGGTTGTTGCTTATAACGACATAATTATTCAAGCTGTTAATGATTTAAGGGCGATTGAAACTCTTCCTAGTAGTTATAAAGCGGCTAGATTAAGATCAATTCTCGCACAATTAAAAGAAAGTTTAAATACATGGGCGGGAGATAGTTCAGTTACGGCGAGTGCAGAATTGCAGGGTTTAGTGGAGTTACAGTCCAAATTTGTTACCGATCAATTGAAAAAAGTTCTGCCAGCAGGGGCGACAGATATGGTCAATACAGTTGAAATTAGTCCTCAATTTGGCAGGTCAGTTGTATTTACAGATCCGACTGAAATTAACGTTGTTGTTTTGAAAGACGATATTTTTGATGCAACTTATGGATCGAGGCAAACTTTCAATTTAACAACGGCAAAAGGAGTCACAATTACTTTGCCTAATGGCGAAACTCTTAGTAAATCTTTTCGCGGGATAGCAGAATCACAGGCCGAATTATTCTCACAAGTTGTTCGGAATGGAATGTTAACAGGTGAAGCGACTCCAGAAATAGCAAAAAGATTAATAGGTCGGCTTGATTTTGGAGAAGCAGGATCAATCGCCTCTCTTGCTTCAAAAGGCGGACAAGCAACAGCAGTTGCCGATCATCAGATTTTAACTTTATTGCGGACAAGTATTAATCAAGTTTCAAATAAAGCCGCGATAAATGTTTATGAAGCAAATCGAGATGTAACTGAAAAATATGAATATATATCAACATTAGATAGCAGAACTACGGCTCTTTGTGCGTCTTTAGATAGTCGGATATTTGAGTATGGAAAAGGGCCAGTGCCGCCTCAACATTTTAATTGCCGATCTACAATTGTTGCAGTTGTTGATTGGAAAGGTTTAGGATTTGAGCCGCCTGAAGAAGGTACAAGAGCGACCAAAAGAAATCCTAGGACAGGAGAGCCGGGCCAAGTACCTGCGAATATGACTTATGGCGAGTGGCTGTATCAACAACCATATTCATATCAGGAGGAAGTGTTAGGTCGTGGTCGCGCTAAATATTTTGAGTTGTTGGCGAAGAAAGATCCTGCTGGTAAGAAAGGGCGCGATGCTATTGCACGTTTTGTCCGCAAAGACGGTCAAGAAGTAACATTGGAAGAATTAAGCCGCCGATATGGCACTGAACCTTTAAAGTAAAGTAATAACAATCCCGTGGATTAAAATTCATGTCCGAACAGCAAAAAGCTCCCGTGGAGCCGACTGCTACAGAACAGTCTTCATCTCAACCGACTGATAGCGAAGTAATTAAATTAAGAGGCGAAGTGGATGCAATGAAGCGAAAAAATGCCGAGCTTCTAGCTGAATACAAAACAGTCTCGTCAAAGATTAAGAATGTTCCTGATGATGTGAATGTCCAAGATCTTATTGATTTCAAGCACAATGCCGAACAAAGTGACCTTGAAAGTCAAGGGAAATACTCGGAAGCAAAGCAAGCTCTTGAAAGCCAGTTCCGAGAAAAGACAGCAGAAAAAGACACTAGAATCGCTGAACTTGAATCAAAAGTCCGAGAGTTGGAACTTATTTCACCTGCTGTTTCGGCCTTAGCAGAGCATGTGCATGATCCAAACTTAGTTCTCAAAAATTATCTAAATACCGAACAAATCGAGATAGGTGAAGGTGGTATTCCGGTTGTTGTTGATGGTTATGAAAGAACACCGATTGGTGAATGGGCAAAACAGAAGTTGCCGTCTTTTCAGTTAAAAGAGCCGAAGCCTACTGGAAGTGGTGCGCCTGTTGCTAGAGCTGGAACGAGTGAATTTTCTCAAGATATGTTGAAACCATTCCTACCTGAAACTGCAAATATTACTGAACAAGGTCGGATATTAAGAGTACATGGCAAAGAAACATGGACAAAGTTGAGAGATATTGCTGCAAAACGCTAAGATAGTTGTAATTGGTGAAGCCGTGCCGAACCAAAGTGGTCGTGCCACTCTGTAAAACCATTTATGAGGATTAATCATCATGGCGGTAGTTCGCTCTGATGTCATCATCCCTGAGGTATTTACGCCTTATGTCATAGAGCAGACGACTCTCAGAGATGCCTTTTTGGCAAGTGGAGTCGTACAACCATTGGCAGAGCTAAATGCGACAGATGGTGGTGATTTTGTCAACGTTCCGTTCTGGAAAGCAAATCTTTCTGGCGATTTTGAAGTTCTAACTGATAGTTCTTCGTTAACACCTGGAAAAATAACAGCCGACAAGCAAGTAGGAGTAATCCTGCATCGCGGTAGAGCTTTTGAATCAAGAGATTTAGCCGCACTTGCAGCTGGATCTGATCCAATGGCGGCTATTGGTCAAAAGGTGGCGACTTATGTTGCTAATCAGCGTCAGAAGGATTTAATTTCTTCTCTTGCTGGTGTATTCGGTTCTATTAATGCTAATGACAGTAACTCTGCGCTTTTTGGGTTAACAATTGACTCAGAAAGTGGCGATACTCCAACAGTATTAAGTCCAAAGCATGTTGCTAAAGCTCGCGCATTATTGGGTGATCAAGGCGACAAATTGACTGCTGTAGCTCTACATTCCAAGGTATATTATGACCTTGTAGAGCGTAAAGATATCATGTATGTCACTGCGGCAGAAGCAAGAACAACTACCGATAATCAGACTCCAGATGTATTCGCTGGTAGTTTGGCAGGTGCTTATTCTGGGCCGGCAAATGTTCCAACATATTGCGGTCTTCGTGTAATTGTTTCAGACGATGTTGCTACAGCAAACTCTGGTGCAAGTACCGAATATAGCAGTTATTTCTTCACTCAAGGAGCGGTAGCTTCTGGTGAGCAAGTCGCTATGCAGACTGAAGTAGATCGCGACATCTTGGCTAAGTCAGATGCTATGTCAATCGACCTTCATTACTGTTATCACCCAGTTGGTGTGAAGTGGGGAGTTACAACTGTAAACCCAACTCGCGCTCAACTTGAAACTGTAGGCAATTGGTCGAAAGTCTACGAAACAAAAAATATTGGAATCGTGAGAGCGACCAATGTTTCCAACCAAGATTGAGGTAATTAATCATGGCATCACAGTTTGAAGCGGTTGCTGGAAAAGCTATCGGCTATACAACTGGAGGAACAGTTACTCAGGCGACAAACAAAGGTACAGGCGTGACTCTTAATACCGAGTCAGGTCAGATCACAATGAATAATGCGGCATTAGCTGACGCGGCTGAAGTTACTTTTACAGTGACTAATGATCGCGTTGCTGCCACTGATGTTGTTGTTGTCAATCACGGTTCTGCTGGAACAGCAGGCGCGTATTGGCTCTGTGTTTCAACCGTAGCAGCTGGATCTTTCAAGATTTCAGTCGGGAACCTTTCAGGTGGTTCATTAAGTGAAGCGATTGTCATTAACTTCGCCCTTATTAAAGGCGCGTCTAGCTAATGGGAATGTTCTCTTTTAATCGAAGGAGAGCACAGGAAAAAGAGGTTGCCGAGAAGGCAGCCTCTACTCCTGTCCCAACTCCGAAGCCAAAGCAAAAGCGCAAACCAAAACCGAAATTAAAAGATGGCAATCACAATAGTGGCGACAGTGGGAGCAGCAAATGCGAACTCTTATCTGACTCTGAGTGATGCTCAGGATTTAATTGATGGATTCGTAGAAGATGACGATGTAGTTGCTTGGGCTAGCGCGACTACTGATCAGAAAAATCGTGCTCTTTATACGGCTGCACAAAGACTTGATCGCGAAAGATTTTTAGGTGCGCGAGCTACAGACACTCAGTCAATGCAATGGCCTCGGACTGGTGTACGCAAACCTGATACTTATATAAATACTTATGCAGTTGGTTTTCCCTTCAAAATAACGACTGATTATTTTACTGATACCGAGATACCTGAGCAAATTAAAAAATCACAAACGGTTTTAGCTTATTATTTGCAGAATAATAAGGATTCTTTAGGTTTATCGGGTTTAGAGGAATATAAACGTGTTGGAGTCGGTGGTATTGCAGTTGAAGTTCAATCAGGTGGATCGGTTGGTGTAGACAAAATACCTCCAATGGTTGAGAGATACTTAACAGGTCTTAGAATAAGTGGGCCGGGCAACATTGCTATTCGCAGGAGTTAATTATGAGCCTATCAGATCCAGATTATGCAGTAGGTGGCGAACTTATCACCAACACTGCTGCACATACAGGCCGCTTTAAAAGAGTAGATTTCTATGAGGCGACAGAAATTTCAGCAATGTCGTCAAACTTGACAGGTAACGCGATTGCAGGAGAAACAGTTCCGGCTGGAACAACTATCTATGGAGTTATCACGAGTATTACTTTGGCAAGTGGTGCTTGTATCGCCTATAGAATCTAATGGCATTAGCCGCATCATTAAAAGCATCTACCAGTAAAGTTCTCGCGAAATTCGGAACTGATATATCCATTCGTACTATTACAAATGGTTCATATAACACGGGAACAGGAACTTTTAATGAAGGTACAACCGACAAAACTGTTAAAGGTATGATCGAAGATATCTTTGATGGAATGGGTGGAAAAAGGTCGGCTAATGCTTCTGGAAATTCACTTATTCAGTCTGGAGATAAGAAAGTCACAGTTTCGGCTGGTGATGTAACTTCAAAACCTACATCAAAAGATCTAGTCATCATTAGTTCTGTTCGCCATCAAATAGTAGATATAAAGACGCAACAAACAGAGGGAATTGACATTTCCTACGAACTTTTTGTGAGGGTTTAATTATGGCAGGCCGAATGATTCCTTATTCTAGAATCGCCAAGGAAATGGAGAGGCAGCTCGAGTTATTGCTGAGATCTATTGTTCTTGAGGCCGACAAGAGAGTAAAGATCGGTAGTCCTGTAGATACAGGTCGATTTAGAGAAAGTTGGCAAGTCGGTGAAGATGTTGCAAATAGTGAACCCGCACCCGAAGATTTATTTCCAAAAACACAGGATTTAGGGACGGGTCTTCCAGTTGTATCCGAATTGAAAGCACTAAATTATGTCGCGAAAAAGGAAAGGCTTGGACACGTTTATCATGTTCATAACAATATTGTTTATGCCGAGCGTCTAGCTAATGGTTGGTCGGCACAAGCTAAAGCTGGCTGGATCG